GTCTCCCGCGAGTACTCTGACCTGGGCGGATGGGGGGAGGGTCATGCCTGTATCAGGTTGCCTTCCTCGTCGAACGCGAAGCCTGGGCGCGTCGCCTTGATCGTCGAGTGATGCTCCTCGTTGTGGCAGTCCTCGCACAGCGCCTCGAGCCTCTTCCAGTTGAGTGTCACGTCTGGGTCACCGATGTTGGCTGGCGTCAGGTACGTCTTGTGGTGAGCGATACGTGCCGGCTTGTGGCAGCGCTCGCACAGCCAGTGCCTGCTCTCGAGAAACGCGCGCCTGCAGTCCTTCCAGCCCCGCGAGTGGTAGAACGCATACGCCCATGCCTGTGACATGTGAGGAGTGTCGCTGCCCGGTCACCATGAAGCCCCCGCCTGCGTCCAGGTCGAGGGCTCCACGGCCGTGCTCATGCTCCCAGCCACGGTGCCTAGTGCTCCCCGTCAGGACTGGAGGATGGCGTCATGTCCTCTACATTGCGGATGGCATCACGCAAGGCAACGAATCGCTCATCGTCCTCACCCTTCGGCTCGATGCCTGTCCCGCCACATCGCGGGCACTGGATGACCCTTGCCGTGGTGAGCGCCATGAGCCCCGTCCGCTTGACCTCGCGCACCACGCCGTAGCCGTGACACTGCTTGCAGCGCGGGCGCTTGCCCTTCGGGGAGTTCATGGCTTCACCGCTACCTGGTCATGGGCGGCGAAGTCGGCTTCGGCGACAGGAGCGTGCTGGTTGTCTGCGTACGTGAGCGTGCCGAGCATCTCTACCAGTTCCTCTACGCGGCTCATGATGCCAGCTCCTTTCGGTTCGGTGTTCATAGCGGGCTCCCGATCGTCGCGTCCAGCATCTCGGCGGCGTCCTCGATCGTCTCGACCGCCATGCCTTCTCCGTGAACGACCCACGCGGCGACCTCGAGCACCGTGCCGTGACGGGCGTCCGCTTGGGCCACGGTGAGACCGAGCGCGGCAGCACGTTCCTCCCGGCACGCGACCGCGGCGTCGTGTATCACGTCCGCATTCGTCTCCCTCCACGCGTCCGGCATCCGCAGGGCCCGCACGAGCCACCCGAGGCGGTAGGCGTAGGTCAGGCGGTGCCGCTCACGCTCGGCCCGGCCGCGCATGACCGCCGTGAGCGTCTCGGCCGACGTGCTCATGACAGCTCCTCGAGGCGTACGTAGATCCCCGGCACATGAGCCCAGAACTTCTCGGTGATCTCGGAAGCGACCTGGGCGTCGCTCTTCTCGAAGTAGCCGAGCCTCTCCATGACGTCCTTGAACGCCTTCACCACGTTGTCGGTGTCGGGCTTCGTGACCTTCCATTCGCCGTCGTGATGCCGGGTGCCTTCGCACGGCCACAGCCACTTGGTCGTGAGGCGCACCGGGCCCGTGAGGGGCGTCACGGGCGTATGGGACCCGAGCCGGGATGCGAACTTCTCTTTGGCGGCACTGATCTCGACGGTGTCGTAGACGACCGGCTTGCCGTTCAGCACGCGGATCTCGTGCTGCTGCGCCGTCACTCTCGGCGGGACCATCGGCAGGAAGAACTCGAGGGTCATCGGCTCAGTCGCTCTCATCTGCGAGGCTCCTGAACTCGCTTGTGACCATCCCGCCGTCTCGCTGTATTTCGAGCTCCTTTCCTTTGGGGGTAGCTCAAGTCGCGCGTAGTGCGCTCGCTCCCTGGGGGTGTAGGGAGGACGAAGTCCACGTCCTCCCACCCCCGGGGGGTGCGCACGTCACACCTACTACTTGTAGTAGGGTTTTGAGCAACCCCCGGGGGGGTACTCAAAAACCAGGTGTTGAGTAACCCTCCAGAGGGGTACTCAAACGCCGTGAGCAACGGGTACTCACAACCTGGAACGATGAGGTTCTGAGTAACCCTACTCGACATCATCAGGGACCTCGTTCCGAGGCTTTACGACCCACAGGTTCGACGTCTTGCTGACGCACAGCCGGACGTAGCGCCCGTCGTCTTTCAGCAGCCGGCCGAAGCGGTCACGGTCGCCCTTCGACTTCGGATCGAGGCCCATGTACGTCATCACCTGAGCAGTCGTCGGGCTGTCGCCGAACGCCGAGTTGCGCACCGCGTCCTCAAGCGTCTGCGCGTCGGTCTTCGCTTTGTCCGACGCCGCGGTAGAGCGTTTCCTGGCACCCTTGACCTTGTCGATGACGAGGTCCTTGATCTCGGCCGCCGCCAGGAGTCCGGCCTCATCGACCTCGTGCACGGGATAGCGGTACCAGACGTCCACGGAGCGCCGGGGGGCGAAGTCACGGAGCGTGCTCTCCAGCCTCCATGCCGTCATGCTCACTATCGACGGCTGTAGCGCGTCGAGCTCGCCGATGAGGGTGTTCATCTGCTCCCGCGGTAGCGAGGCCGCCAGAGCGGCCCTGTAGGCGCTAGAGACGACCTGGGCGTCCTGTGCGATGTCCTCGAGCATGGCGGTCAGCTTGTGGGCTTCGATCCAGCGGCCGATGTGCGCGCACTCGATCTCGTTCGTGTACGCCTTTCGGATATCGTCGGTAATGTTGAGCTCAGTCATCGACACGAGCGCGTCGGCGTCGCGGGCGAACACCCCGGAGCCGCTCGCACGGTCGATGCTCACCTTCTGCCCCTGCTGGCCTTTGCTGAAGTGGTGGCAGTAGATGATGCTGCAGTCCATCTGGCGGCTCAACGCGTCGAGCTGGTTGCAGAACCGGCTGACGGCCTCGGCGTTGTTCTCGTCGCCGGCCATGACCTTGTAGATCGGGTCGATGATGATGACCGAACACCCGTACTCCGACGTCTGCCGCACGATCTTCGAGATGAGCCTGTCGAGCGGCGCCGAGTGCCCCCGAAGGTCGAGGAAGTGCATCTTCGAGGCGTTGCTCCGCACGTAGCCCTTCGCCGCGCAGATCTCCCTCATGCGCTTGATCCGGGACTCGCGCTTGAGCTCGAAGTTGATGTAGAGCGTGTGCCCCTGGCTGCAGCGGGCGCCCATCCACTCGGCGCCGTTCGCGATCGCGGCCACCAGCTCGAGGAGCGCGACCGACTTCCCGGCCTTCGAGGCGCTTGAGAGCATCATCTTCTCGTTCGACCCGAGCAGCCCATCGATGATCGCGTCCTGGAATGCGATCAGCTCGTCCCATTCCTCATCGAAGCTCGTGACATCGACCGGCAGCACGTCCGCCTTATTCTCCGCCCAGTCGAGCCACTCCGCCCAGCTCTCCTTGCCGATGCCCGTCGCGACGATGAACTGCTTACGGCCGTCGCGCATGACGCCCGGCATCCTGGAGAGACGCGACGGGTTCTTGTTCTGCGCGTCGACCATCAGGCCGTTCTTCTTGCAGGCGGCGTAGAGATAATCGACCCGCTTGCGGTACTCGTCATAGTCAGGCGCGTCGATGCGCACGATCGCGTGGAGGCTCTTCTTGCCCGAGTGGACCAGGCACGCGACCGGGAGCTCCATCGCCTTGATGATCGCGAGCTGCTTGCCGATCTCCGTCGAGTCGCTCTCCACGAGCGCGAAGCGGAACTCGGTCACGTTCTCGTTCTTGCAGCCGCGTCCGTCGAGCGGGTTGAAGCGGATCCACGCGCCGGCGAGCTGGTTGTAGTCGCCGAGCACGCGCCCGAGGTCGCCGCCGCACCGGTTCAGCTCCTGGACGAGCTCACCGGCGGTGCGGTCCCAGTTGCCCTTCTGCGGCAGGAACCGTCCGTCCTTCTCCCAGGACTGCGCCACGTAGCCGACGTTCTCCCCGGCCTCGAAGAGCGTCTCGAGGTACGTGGTGATCTCCTTGGCCGGGTCCCAGTCCTCGGGCTCCGGCACGTCCTCGTCCTCGATCCAGGCGGCGTCTCGCACGATCACCCGCTCGTCGCGGGGCCCTATGACGTCGTCCCATGAGAGCTCGTGGCCCTCGTCGGCGGGCGGGGCCCAGCCCTGCGACCGCGCGATCGCGACGACCGTGCCGCCCGTGACGGGGGAGTCGGCGCCACGGAAGCTCTGCCACTTCTTCTCGCACTCGCCCTCGTGGTAGCGCCTGGCGTCTCGCTGGCTCCAGGCCTCCCAGTCGCCTACACGGTGCCCGGAGTCCTTGAGCGCCATGCCGACGTTAATCCATTCTTGGTAGCCCAGGATCGCGGGGTCGATGTGGTCTAGAAGCTCGAGCAGGTCGTGCTCTCGGTCAGGCATGGTGCGCGTCCCAGTAAGGGCAGGGTTTGCCGTTGCACATCGGGGAGAAATCGAAGCCGTTGTTTATACATGCAGCGCAGTCGGCGTCGACGACCTCGCGCAGCTTGTGCAGTGCGGCGTAGGCGTTCAGGTCGTGTTGCGCTTCATCGAACGTCTCGCGCACCGGTAGTGCAGCAGACTTCACGCGGTGACGACCACGTATCGTCATAAAGGTCCTACCGAGGCCTCTACCGACGGCCAGCTCACAGCCCCGCTTATCCAGGTAGACCCTTGTGGCTATCATCAGCTCACCATCTCGAAGTTGTAGGTGCGGTCGTTGGCCGGCGGGGTGTACGTCGCGGCGTCGATCGTGTCAGGCACGTGCCAGAAGTTGGCCGAGATCCGCGCGACCATCTTGCTGGCGGCCTCGAACGGCCATGTGCCGACGTGATTGAAGCCTTTGCCCTCGAGGAAGCGGATCTGCTTGGGCGTCGTCAGGCCCTCGGCTCGACGGGTACTTAGACGATCGAGCAGCACAGAGGCCTTGCCCGCGCAGTCGATCTCGTCCGGCATGATGCCGAGCTTCTCGAGCGTGGCCGTCTGCTTCTCGGACGGCGCGCCCATCTCCCACCCGAATGCCGGCACGTAGTTGACGAGGTCCTCGGCCTGGATCGACATCTCGAACTGCAGCGGGTCCACGAGCTTGCGCTTGCGATGCTTCATCTCGCAGAGCTTGGCAGCGAGCGCGGCCTCACGGTCGGCGACGACGTCGCCGGCGGCCTGCGTCTCTGCGAGCTCAAGGTCGACCGGACAGCCGGCCTCCTCGATGTTGGCCGTCATTTTCGCGGCCACCTCGGCGTTCTCGGCGATCAGGTGGGCTGGGTGGCACAGCTCGTGGCGCTCGGTGTGCCACAGGAAGTCGAGCAACAGCAGCGAGTCCTTGCCCGGCGAGATCCTCGTGCCGCGGCCGACCATCTGGGCGTAGAGGCTCCGGATCTTTGTGGGGCGCAGCACGACGATGCAGTCCACTGTCGGGCAGTCCCACCCCTCGGTGAGCAGCATCGAGTTGCAGAGGACGTTGTAGCGCCCCTCATCGAAGTCCGCGAGCACCTCGCCTCGGTCGCCGCTCTCGCCGTTGACCTCCACCGAGGCGAAGCCGCGCTCGGCGAGGATCTGGCAGAACTTCTGGCTCGTCTTGATGAGCGGCAGGAACACGACCGTCTTGCGTTCCGCGCACCCGGCCGCGAGCATCTCGTCCGCGATCTGGTAGAGGTACGGGTCGAGCGCCGTTCCGAGGTCGGCCGCTCGGAAGTCGCCGTTCTGGATCGCGACGCCGGTGAGGTCGAGCCTGAGCGGTATCGTCTGCGCCTCGATCCGGCACAGGTAGCCGTCCTTGATGGCGTGGGGGAGTGTGTACTCGTAGGCCAGGCTCTCGAAGTAGCTGCCCAGGTTGCGCATGTCCCCGCGGTCGGGCGTGGCCGTCACGCCTAGCACCTTCGCCCCGGAGAAGTGCTCGAGCACGTGCTGGTAGCTGTCGGCGAGCACGTGGTGCGCCTCGTCGACGATGATCGCGTCGAAGAAGTCCGGCGCGAACTGGCCGAGGCGTGCCGGGCGCATGAGCGTCTGCACGCTGCCCACCACGACGCGGTACCAGCTGTCGATGCAGCTGTCCTCGGCCTTCTCCACAGCGCATCTGAGGCCGGTCGTCATCGTCAGCTTGTCCGCGGCCTGCGCGAGCAGCTCCCCGCGGTGGGCGAGCACGAGCGCCCGTCCACCTTCGGAGACCACGTCCTCGATCAGCTTGCTGAAGACGATCGTCTTGCCGGTGCCGGTCGGCAGCACGAGCAGCGTCTTGTCGACGCTCTCCCACTGCGCGCGCACCGCGTCGCGTGCCTGGACCTGATACGGACGAAGCTCGATCATGGCCTAGAACGCGCCCTTGGTGTAGCCGATGCCCGTCTGAGGCGCGTCGTCAGCGGCGGGATGGTACTTCTTGACCTGGTTGATCTGCCGCGGCTCCCCGGCGTCGGTCGTGTAGTCGCGGATGCCGAGGTCGGCCTCTCCGGTCTGCCCGACGACCTTGCCCCAGTCCATCTTCATCTTGTCGCCGTGCTGGCGCTGCCCGATCGAGGCGAAGAAGGCGCACAAGATGCCTTCCGTCTTCGAGTGCAGGAACAGGTTCTCCTTGATGGTCGTCGAGCCGAGCGTGCCACCATCGAACTTGAAGTGCACGACGGCCTTGTTGCAGGGCGGGAGCTTCTCGCTGCCACTGTGGCGCTCGCGGTCCATGTCCACGACGACGAACGGGTAGCGGCCCTTCGGGAGCACCGTAAACTCGGCGCCGTCGTTCTCGATCTCGTCGTCCCAGTCGTATGCGCGGTCTACCGTTGGTTCTGTCATCGGTGGATCCTTTCTCGATCGTGGTTGTGGGATTGCCTACTTGAACGGGACCGATTTGAGGTCGGCGAGGCCCTTCATGACCTGCGGCCATGCGCCGATGAGCACGCCTTCGACAAAATCGGCGGGGTACTTCTCGAGTGGGGTGGCGACGGGGAAGTAGCCGCGGTCGGCCACCACGCTCCGGATGTCCGCCTCGGTGACGGCGTTCTGCGCCATGAGGTCGAACAGCGCCTTCAGGTGCAGCGGGACGTCGGTCGGGCCTGGGGCCTCGATCGTCGGTTCCTGCTTCACGCTGCCGCCCGGGGCCGTGACGTAGCCGGGCCCGCCCTTGTCCGCCCGCGCGATCTGGCTCTGGCAGGTGAACGGGGCTATGCACTTGTTGTCGCGCTGAGAGTCACAGGGCCCGGCGAAGAAGCACTCGGCGCGCTCGGGTGTGGGCACAGGCGCTACTACGGCTGGCTTCTCGAAGACGATCGCGGACGCGAGCGCGGGGACGAGCTTGTTCTTGTCGAAGGGCAGCTCGTCCGGGAGGTCGTGCCGGTTCTTCGCGTCCCATGCCGGAGTGTGCGACGTGTACATGACGCGCTTGCCGCCCTGTGCGGTGGCCTTCTGCGTCTTGGCGTCCTTCACCACGAACGTCTTGTAGTTGACGAAGAGGACCATGTCCGCCCACTCCTTCACGAGCGGGGCGGTCTTCTTCTGCAGCTTCAGCTCCCACCGGTCGTAAGCGGCCGCCTCATCCGGCTGCTCGAACTTCCGGATCTGCGCGTGCGCGGTGAGCACGACGTGGATCCCGAGCCCGATCACCTCGGTGAGCAGGTTGAGCAGGTTGCCGAACTCCTCGGCGAGGTACGCGTAGCCCTTGCCGTAGCCGAAGTCCTCGATGCCGTCCTTCTGCGCCTTCGCGCACACGTGGCTCGTGCACAGCGCCTCGGCCCAGTCGGCGGTGTCGATCACGAGCGTCTGGCAGACGTCCGGATGGAGCCGCACGTAGATGACCTGCTCGATGAGCATCGTCCAGCTCGACGGCGTGTCCAGGCGCTTGACGTCCATGTGCTTGGTGGAGCCTTCGATGTCGACGAACAGCGGGTCCGGGAACAGTGCGGCGAAGGTGGACTTGCCGATGCCCTCGGGCCCATAACAAAGAATCTTCTGAGCACTCGGGACCTTGCCGGTGCTGATGCGCATCAGAACTCACCCGCCTTCCAGCCCGCGGGCTTCTCGGGATCCACCGCGTAGCCGTCCTCGATGACGATCTCGCACTCAGGGCCGGTGGAGACTCGCGTCGCGATGACCTGGAGGCCTTCGCCGACGAGCCATTCGCCGAACTCGCGAAGGGTGTCGAGGTCCATCTGCTCGAGCCTGTCGAGCAGCACGAAGCCGCAGTCCGGGTTGAGACGCCGCACGATGGCGGTCGCCACCTTCAGCTGCTCCGAACCCGACAGGCCGTCCCACGGGAAGCCGCGGTACACGAGCTCGCCGGCCTCTACCGACAGGCCTTCGAGCGGCAGGTCGGCGCCTTCGAGCAGCGCGAGCTTCTCGGCGCGCAACGCCTCGATCTCGACAGTGAGCCCGTCGTACTGGCCCTGGTATGCCACGACCTCGTCGTCCACCAGGCTGCGTGCCTGGTTCGCGCGCACCTTCGCGTTGGTCTCGTCGATCGCGGCGATGGACGCCTCGATCTCGGCGGTGGACTCGTCGGTCAGTTCCTTGGCTGACTTGCTCGCAGTCTCGAGCAGCTCTTCTACGTCGGCACGCTTTCGCTGTGCCGCCTCGAGTACCTTCTGTGCAGCGACCACATCGGCATCGGCTTGGACTGCCTCAGCGCGAAGCTGTTCAGCTCGGTTGCGCAGTCGCTGGTTCTCGCCGTTCTTCGCGAGGAGCTCCTGCTGCTGGTGGATGAGATCGGAGGCCGATACGGCCTCGGTCGGCGCCTCCGGGTGCCACGGCAGCTCGTCTGCCGCGCCCTTCTTCTGCTCGGCTATCTGGCCGATCTCCCGGCGCCGGTTGTACAGCCGCTGCTCGGCGTCCTCGAGCTCGTAGAGCTTCTCCCCGACGCCGATCACCTGCAGCAGCGTCTTCGCCTTCTCTTTGCTGGTGGACTGCATGAACCGCGGCAGGTCGAGCGCGAGCGTCTCAACGAACTCGTTCAGGAGCTGCTGGCCGCCCTTGCTGCCGTGCGGGTCGATGACCTTGAGCGTCGAGCTCGCACCCCTGCGTTCGACCACGAGGCCGTTGGAGAGCGTCACCTGCAGCTTGGGCGGCGTCACCGACCCCTCGCGCTGCGGGTCGCTCGGCTTGAATCGGTCACCCCCGAGCGTCCAGGCGATAGCATCGAGCACGCTCGTCTTGCCCTGGCCGTTCTTCCCACCGACTATCGTGAGCCCTTCAGGAGCGGGCTCGAGCGAGAGCGCCTTCACGCGCTTGATGTTCTCGATCTCGAAGCTGTTGATCTTCACTGCTGACCCCATTGCGTGTCGTACCTCCTTCGTCTTCCCGGTGGACCTCTTACGATGGAACTGCTGTCACGCCTGGGCATCACCGCCCCGCGCGTGAGGCGCCCTCACGCCCATCTGCCTGCGCAGGCGCTTCAGACGCTGCTTGGAGACGTCGTACGGCTTCTTGGCGGCGAGCCGGGCGTACTCCGCGTTGTGCGCGTCGGTGAGCGCCTCGAGGTGGCATGCCGCGCACAGGCCCTCTCTCGTGGCTACCAGGCGTTTGCCGCATGCCGGGCACAAGCCGCCCGGGTTGTGCTGCTTGATGGCCGCGAGGATGGCAGGGGACAGATAGGTGACATTGATTTCGGACTTCTTTTTCAGGCTCACGTGCATGCGCGAGGCCTTGCGCTTCAGGCACTTGACGTCACGGTCCAGCACGAGCGCGACCGTGTGTGAGCCGAGCGGCGCCAGCGTCCTTATCGCCTGCTCCTCGCCGTAGGTGTACGGGCCGCGCCTCATGCCGCGCTCCCATGCGCTCCGCGGCGTCTGTCCGCGATCGTGTTATGTAGGCGGGCGACGAGGATCCCGGATTCAGTGATGCCATCCGGCCCCTGCTCGAACCCCATGTGATTGAAGCGGCAGATATCGTTCCTGGTGACCAGGAGTAGGTTGTCGAGCGCGCAGTTGGTCGCGTCACCGTCGATGAGCATGACGACGTGTCCGGGCGGGACGGATCCATTGGCGGCTTCCCACGCGAGGACGTGCTTCCCTCGCCAGTTGGCGTTCTTGTGGCCGTCCTGGACCTTCACCCACACGTAGCCGTCTGCGCGCTGCTTCTCGGTGCCGAGAGGCACGCGGTTGGCCGGGACGATGCCTGGCTTGAACTGCGTTGGCTTGCTGCCCTCCGGGCACCAGCCCTTGCGCCCCTTGTTCTGCGGCACGTGGCCCTTGTCGAAGCGGCCGGTACGGCCGGTGTTCAGCTTGTAGCGGGCGATGGTCCCCTTGATCTGCGTGTCGGTCAGCTCGACGTCGAATAGTTCACGCACCATCGCGCATATCTCGGTGTGACTTCGGCCACGTACGATCTCACGCAGGAACGTGAGTTCTTCATCGCTCCACTTATGAAACCGCGCGTTCCTGCTCCCCCGGATTCGACCTGTCATGCCTAAGCCTCAAGCATCTTCGGAAGGGGGGAGTTCGTGTCCATCCGCTCGTCGTTGAACTTCTGCGCCGACAGCGCCAATGTGCCGACGTCGATCACCCGTGTCGCGACCTGCGAGACAGCGCGTGCCCGATCGATTTCCTGCGAGAGAGCATCGCCTGTGAGGTCCTCATCGCCGAGACGCTCCAGTTGGGCGAAGAGGTGATCGTTCAGATCCGCAAGCTTGTTCTTGGTCATGGCTTCACGCTCCAGCCGCCCCAGTTGGTCCCGCCGGCGCTCATGTAGGCCGCGAAACGGATGTTGAACTCGGGGTCGTAGAGGTTCGGCGCCATGCCCCACTCCGCGGCCTTCTCGGCGATCTTCGCGGCGTGGACGATGCTCGCGATCTGCATCAGGCCGAAGTGCTGTCCGTTGGTCGCGTTCGGGTTACCGTGGCTCTCGCCGGTCATCACCCGGAGGAACTGCTCGACGTTGTCGGCGGTCCCGCCGTAGTAGGCGACCCACCGTGCGACGGATCCGCGCCACTGTTCGACGCCGGGAGAGTACGACGCGGTGGCGAGGTGTGGAGTCTTCGGCTTCGGAGCCGTGCGCTTCTGTTGCAGCACGCCGATGGTCGCGGACGCTTCCTCGGCCTGCTGCTGCCACTCCGCCGTGACGCTCGCGAGGTCGCTCTCGAGCGCCTCAGCAGTGGCTGATGCGTCGATAGCCGCACCTCGCCAGTAGTCGGCGCTGTCCGAGGCGATCTCGGCGGAGTTCTCGAGCGCGGTGATGGTGACTTGCGAGCGCACCTGCTGCTCCTGGCGCCCGCGCACGTGGCCGACCTGATAGCAGACGAATCCGGCCATGAGCGCGAGGATGATGACGCCGATGATGACGCGGTAGCCGGTCAGCGGCGGGCGGCGGCGTGGGACCGGAAGGCCCATACGAACGGGGGTGCCGTCGTCCTTGTAGCCCCACGTCATCTCGAGATCATCGGTTGCTTTGTGCCGGTCGATAGGCGCGGGCAGCTTGCCGTCGGTGCCGTCGTAGAGGTGCGTCATGATGCATCGCCATCCGCCAGGCGCTTGCCGGCCGCGAGCGCCTCGTCGGGCGTCACTGTTCCCCAGTACCCAGGCCCCCCAAATATTGGATGCGCTGCCCCGAACAGGTCGTACACCTTCTGGGACGTGGCTTGGTCGTAGTACCCCGCCATGTACCCGAGGTTCGAGCGCAGGATGCACTCCGCCTCATCGGGCGCTTGGCCGTACAACTCGACGTGCTGCTTGACCTGTGCGGCGAACCACTCCTGCGCAGCCTCCTTGGTCTCACACTTCAACGCCTCGGCGAACCAATCGCCTATCGTCTGCTCGCTCATGAGCGGCCTCCTTTCGTGTAGGTGGTGAGGTGCCCGACGCGGCGCTTGACGCGGCGCTGGTCGCGGCGCTCATCGGCCCACTCGAGGGCTCCGATGACGAAGGCAGCGGCGCCGACGTTGACGGCGAGCAGGGCTAACGCGGATAGCAGGCTACGCATGGTGGGGCTCCTTCCGGTCGGAACGGGAGTTCACACAGGGGGGGGGCTGGCTCAGGCCAGCGGCCGGTCTCGCGCGCCCATATCCCCTCGCGCTTCTTGGCCTCGTTCTCGAACCGCGTGACCGCACTCAGGTTCGCGATGCCGCAGTTGAGCGTGTCGTCGTCGATGTGGTCGATCTCGAGCGGTGTGGCGCCGTGGTAGGCGATCCAGACGATGCGATGCACGCGCAGGCTGCGGGCGCGGCCCTTCCACCAGACGACGACCTTGCGGTATTCGGCAGCCCTCGGCCGCTTGCCCGCCTGTTCGACGCGTTCCGTGGCACGGCGGTAGCGTCCGGTGCGGCGGTCGAGCATCCAGACCGTCCCGGTGCCGCTGCCGTCGACCGCGAGCACGCCGGTCTCGAGCAGCTCCGTGATCAGCTGGTCGTTCCTCGGGTAGCACATCAGAACTCCGGCCCGCGTCTGACCGCCGTGCACATCCCGCCCACGAACGCCTCCGCCTGGGCGAGCGTCAGGTGGTTGGCCACGTAGTCCGTGCCAGCGCCGTAGGCCGCGTACGGGCTGACGGCCTCACGGCGTGCGATGTAGTAACCCTCGCCCGGCTCGTGGAACACGGCCGAGCCCGGCAGTCCCGCAGACTTCAGTCGCCGCGTTAGCCGATCGCAATTGTCCTTGGTGGTCATGACTGCACTGCCGAGAATCGAGGCAGGAAGCAGCCCTGGAGCGTTGCCGTGTTGCGATCAAGGTGACGCCGGATACCGAAGACGTCGTGACCGAAGTTAGCGTCGTCGGCGGCCAGTAGCTCGATGAGATCCAGCGGACAGCAGTTCACGTGCACGGCCGTGATGTCCATGTCGGCGTTGATCAGGTCGTAGACGAGCCGCCTATCCAAGCGCATCGAAAGCGCCTGTGCGCGCTCGGCGATCTTCTGAATCGTGACCGCGTCTTCCTTGCTGACTTTGAAGCTGATGCTCATGACCCCTCCTCTGTCTCGACCTGATACGGAATCCCCAGCTGTTCGGCGAGGGCCGGCACGACCACGAGCCGCCCGCCCTTGTCCCCCGTGAGCGGCCAGCTGGCGGCCGCCTTGAACGCCGCGGTGCGCTTGAGGCCCAGGACATCGCCGACCGTGGCGATCGGCTCCAGAGCGTGCATACGCTGCCCCAGGAGCAGGATCGTGGCGGTCATCTCGGTGTCGCGTCGTAGAGGGCCAGGTCCTCGAACTTGACTCCGAAGACGTCTGCCAGACGAAGCGCTTTCTCGACCGAGATCCGTGATGGATCTGTCTCGATCTTTCGATACGTGGGAACCGATACACCGAGCGCTGTGGCTACCTGCTCTTGTGTCAGGCGGCGGTTCATACGAGCCTGCTTGATGCTTAGGCGCATGATGCCTCTCTCCGTCTCGCGACCAAAGTACTGCTTTGAAACGTAGCGAAAGCTAGGCTTTAGCGCAAGGGGTAGACGAAAGAAAGTTTTGCTTTCGTCATGAAAGCAGGCGTATGATTCGCAAGCGAGGCTGCCAAAGCGAACGGAGGCCACCGTGGCGAGGGGTGAGAGCATCAAAAGGTTGCGGGTCGCAGCCGGGCTTACACAGGATGAACTCGGGAAGGTTCTTGGAGTCTCTGGGCAAGCGGTGGGGCAATGGGAAGCTGGCAAGCCGATCAGTGGCGCCAATATCCTGAAGCTACTCGATTACTTCACGATCGATGCCGCCGAGCTCATCGCTGAAGAGCAAGCGACCTATACCAGTGGCACACGCGCGCCTCTCTACGGACGAATCGCAGCGGGAGTACCGATCGCGATGAACCCTGTAGAGGATTCGATGTGGGTTCCTCCTAAGGTGTTGCGTGATCACCCACGAGGGTTCTATCTGCGCATCGAAGACGAGAGCATGAACAGGCTCTACCCTAATGGAAGCCTAGTGTTCGTCGACCCAGAGGTCGAGGTCATGAGCGGGCAGGTCGCTGCGATTACTGTGAACGACTGCGATGCCACTGTTAAGCGCGTGCATTTCGGAAGACCGAACGTGATCCTGTCTCCCGAGAGCTATGACCCGGCTTACAAAGACGAGATATTCGACCAGAGTCTCATAGACGCCGTGACGATCCTTCCGATCGGGCGTGTCGTGTGGTCGACGATGCCCTATGAGAACAATCGAGCATGAGCCGTTTCGTCTCGCCGGGGGTAGAGAAGCTCGGGCCTCAGTATTACCGCGTCTGGTGGCCGGAGCGCGGCTCCGATCGCCGTCCGAGCCGCTATGTTCACGGGCCGCTCACGAAGGCCCAGGCGCTCCGGATCGCGATGATCGACTCGCAGGCGCGCGGGGAATACGTCTCTCCCGGCAATCTGACGCTCGGTGCCTACCTGGACCGGTGGCTCGAACGGCACGAGACGATGGGGGAGACGGGCGCGAGCACTCACACGCGCTACAGGCAGCTGCTCTCAAGCGTGAAGGCCCACCTCGGCGAGGAACCGCTGCAGTTGCTGACGAAGTCCGAGATCGAGGACTACTACGCCTGGTGCTTGAAGCACGAGCTGACGCGGCGGGGCACCCATGTGTGCCGTGACACCGTGCACAAGCGGCATGTGATCCTGAAGCGAGCCCTCGAAGACGCGCTGCAGGAAGAGCCTCCGCTGATCCAGCGCAACCCCGCGGCGCGAGCGAAGCACCCCGGGGCGGCTAGGCCTCACGGGGTCGCGTTCACACGCGAGGAAGCGCAGGTAGTCCTCGCTGCCATCCATGGATCGTGGCTTCATACCGAGTGCCTGATCGCGCTGCACACCGGGCTCCGGGTCGGTGAGGTCATCGCGCTCCAGTGGCGCGATGTGGACCTGCCGCCGGATGGCGGTGGTGCCCTCACGGTGTCGGGCATGGTGGTGGAGCGGAAGGGCGGCTTCTCCCGGGTGCCTTACGGGAAGACGGCGAGCGCGCGACGCACGCTCGCATTCGGTGTCGAGCTAGGAGAGGCGCTCAGAGCGCATCGGAAGGCCCAGACGGAGCGAAGGTTGCGGCTTGGCGTAGCGTGGCAGGACAACGATCTCGTGTGCGCTGGCGAGTATGGGCAGTTGCTCCGGCCCTCGAAGGTCTCCGGGCGATTCACGCCGATCGTCCGGCTGCTCGAGGACGAAGGCGCGCTGTCCACGGCCGACGCCACCTTCCACTCGCTGAGACACACGCACGCGACGTTGCTCCTGCGCGGCGGCACTCGCGTGGAGGTCGTGTCGCAGCGCCTCGGCCATTCGCGGATCCAGATCACGTTGGACTACTACGCGCACGTCATCCCCAAGGACGACGAAGCGGTCGCCGAGAGCTTCGACGAGATCATCAACGCGTCATACGAAGGCTCTATACTGCACCAATTCTGCACTAATGAGGCCGCCCCCGAGGTGGAAGCGGCCTTGTTGTGACTGCGTCTCCGCAGGTAGATGCTTGGAGGCGACGCCCGGATTCGAACCGGGGATAAAGGCTTTGCAGTTCGTGGCCGCGGATTCGGGCAGGTTCACACGAGTTCGCGGCAGTCCGCCCGTTCGTCGGTTCCCCAAGGTCAGAGCCTCGCTAGAGTGCTAGGCTGTTCGCGGTAGTTCGCGCGCGTTCATCATGCCGAGGGCACGCGCTGCACCAGAAGTGCACTAATCGAAGGGGGAATCATGCAGTTCGCATCGTCCGGATCGCTCCAAGACGTCCAGGCCTACGTCGCATCGGCCATTGCTCAGCGCGGCGGCAAGCTCGTATCGAGCAGCCCGGCCGCGATGTCCGCTGAGTTCGCGAAGAAGTTCTCCTGGTTCTGGTTCGTCGTGATGCTCGGCGTCTTCTACCTCGTCTACTGGGCGGTGTCGAAGGAGCAGGTGCTCACAGTCACCTACCGGGAGGCCGAAGGCGTCGTCTACGGCTATCTCCAAGCGAAGGGCAAGAAAGCATCCCGGACCGCGCGCGCGATTCAGCACGCTTTCACTCCTAAACAGCAGTAGGCCCCGCCGCCGCTGGCTGACGGAGGCAGGGCCTGGTGCAGCAGTCCGGGGTCTGCTGCAAGCAACTCGCGCGGAGGGGTCAGGTACACGCGGGTCACACAGTGGGGAGGTCACGCGTCCCGTACGTGAGGACGCGCGTCACGCAGAAGGGGCGGTCCGCCCGAGGTGGTCGAGGATCCACGAGGTCACTCCGAGCGGCTTCCAGAGCATCCCATATGAGGCCTGCGCCGCGACGATGACGGCCACGATGGTGATCGCGTACCGCTCGACGACGGGGTCGTGCCCGAGGAACACGACGATGGCGCCCACCGCGACCGAGAAGAGCGCGGCGAGCGAGCCCTTCACCGCCGAGGACGTCTTGCTGGTCGCCACGAATGCCACGATAAGCGGCAGAACGAGCGCGATCAGCGATGCGAGTGCTGTTCCTTGCATGGTCTCCTCCTCCTAGATGGTGATGTCTTCGATCAGACCGGCCGGTCTGATCGTGGCGTGCTTCCGGTCTTTACACCCAAGAGCCGCGCTCTCGCAGCCGTAGACGATCAGCGCATCGCGTATCTGCTTCCGCATCTCGGTGATGAGGCTCTCCCGCAGCCGGTTCATCTGCTCCGTGTGCACCTTTTTGACTTCCGTGAGCTGCTTGTGGAGTTCGATCTCGTACTTCATGCGCTCCGCCGTGATACCGACGGCGTTCGCATCCCTGAGCGCCGCCACGAGACGGTCCTCCTGGCGGTCTGTGGCTGCTTCTCTCTCGCGATCCTCGGCGCTTCGCCTATCCGCCGCCGCGGCCTTCGAGGTCTCGGTTTCGCGCTTGTCGCTACGCCATGTGTGCCGCATCGTGGCGACCCCTCCGAGGACGCCCACGAGGGCGGAGAAGAACGCGATGACGGCGGCGAGCCAGTCCGGCATCACGAGAGCGCCGCCTTCCCGCGAGCGATCTTCCCCTGCGCCGCAACGAGATCCGTCCGCGTCTCCGCAAGTTGCCTCGTGAGCGTGGCGGCCTGCGTCTTCAGCGCCTCGTAATCGGCAGGAGGCTGGCAGACATGCGGGGCCGGTTGCGCGACCGTGACCTCGATGAGCTTGCCCCATGTCGCGGGGCCGACGATGCCATCGTCCACGAGTCCCGCCGAGGCTTGGAAGTTGCGCACGAGCTGCGTCGTCTCCGGGCCGAACGTCCCGGCCTCGTGAGGGACCGCGCCCGTGATGCGGAGCCGCTCCTGCAACTCGCCCACCAGCGGCCCGCTGTCGCCTTCGCGGATCGTGACGTACATGATGCCGCCTCCTTGAGTCAGCACGCCGAGGTCGATGCCCGGCATCCGATACCACTTCGCGCCGCGCGCGTTGACTACGGCCACGGTGGACTTGACCATGCCCCATGCCTCGCCGCGCGCCTCGAACGTCTCGCCGAGGCCGATGAACGCGCCGATGTGATGTGCTGTGCCGTCCGAGCGCAGAAGCACCCAGAAATCCGCGCCGACCATCGCGGGGCCGACGATGCGCACGCCCATCCGGCGGAAGCCTTCGGCGGTGGAGCGTGGGAGCCCGACGCCTACGGCCTTCCAGAGCGCCCAGACGGTGCCGGAGCAGTCGCCGTCGAGCGGGTTCGCGTCGGGGTCGATGTCGTAGAGCGGCTCCTCGCCCCATTGGTACTCTTCGCCGACTAGCGACAGGGCCGTGCGGCGGTAGGTATCAGCCTTGGACATGAGCGACCTCCTCAACCGCAGTCTGTGGCGCGTGTCACCCGTGTCAGAAGTAGCGGCGGATCGTCTTCTTGAACGTGGCGGGAGGCTCGCCGAGAGTCGCCGTGTGCTTGACCGTCCCGCCCTCGCGCGTGGTGACCGCTTCCGTGACCATCAGCGTGGCGGTCCAGAGATCACCGGAGTCGTACTCGATCACGTCGCCCGCCCGGAGCGCGGTGGTGACCTCGGCGTCGGCATACTCTATCTTCCGGGTGTCGGCGAGCTTCGCGGCCCCGCGCGCGTCCAGGAGCGCGTCGTACTGCGTATCCGTGAGGACGACCTGGCTCACGGTACCGGTGCCATCGCTCGTGATGTCGATGGCCGCCCCAGGAGCGGTGGCGGCGACCCTAAACGTGTTAGTCCCGGCGTCCCGCACCCAGTAGGTCGTGCTGTTCGCGAGCGGTGCGCATCCGGAGAGTGACGAGAACTGCACCGCGTTACCGTCCACCAGGCCGTGCGTGGTGGCGGTGAGCCTGTCGGTGTCCAGTGAGCCTGTGACCGCAATCGCGGCGGTGCATGTGGCGGAGAGATCGCGCGCGTCGACGTAGAGTTCTCGGCGCTCGGCTCCTGACGTCTGGTCGACGATGCGCTGGGTGCGGGCAGCGCCTTCCCCTTCGCCGAGCACGTAGGCGTAGTTGCGCCAGGACTGCTTGTCGGTCACGTACTTGCTCGCGGAGCCAGATCCGTACTTCTCGCCGATGGCCGTGCCGAGGACGTTCGGCTCATAGACGTCGAGCTTCACGGTCGCACCGTCGAGCCGCGTCCTCTGCCCGAGAGGGGTAGCCTGCCCGCCGAGTATCTCGAGGATGATGTCCCCCATGTCGCCCCACACCCGCTGAAGCGAGAATGATGACCCGACCGTGAGGCCGGTCCCGAACGCGAGCGGGATAGCGCGTGCGTCCGTAAGGTCGTCGAGCAGGTCGGAGACCATGTAACCGGCCGTGCGCGAGAGCCAGTCCTTGACCGCGATGAGCGTGCGCAGATGAGGCAGCGCGGATGCGGAGCGGCCGGAAGCGATGCAGTAGCCTGTCACGCCTTCCGTGACGATTTCCACGTGCTCCACGAGGTAGACCTCGGGCTCATCGGAGACGATGGCGAAGTATGCGGCGGCGAGCGCGGTGTAAGACGTAGCCGGGAACCTGCCCGACCACTCCGAGTGTTCGCGGTAGCGTTCCGTCGTGACGATGCTCTCGTACTCGGCGATGGCGGAGAGAGTGACCCCGGCGGATGAGTAGAGCCACAGCACGTCAGATCAGCCCCATGAGGCGTGGCTTCCACGTCGCTGAGACGAAGGCCGATGGCGTCACCGTGATTGTGTTACTGCCAGGCGAGACGGACGGCCATTCGCCCGTGCGGTCGAACGTCGAGAGCGCGTTGACGGCGTTCTTCGTCACGGTGAAGTTGGCGGCGTCTATCACGATGACGTCGTTGGCCGCGAACGAGTCCGTGAGTGTGGTCGTCCAGCCTTCACCCGCGAGCACGAGCGAGGTGTCGCTTGACTGCATGACGACCGTCACGACGGGCGCGCACGGCACCTCGGTATCGGAGTCGAACGTGACGCTGCCCACGGCGACGGCGAGCACCGCGGTCGTCACTATGAAGTAGAGGTCGTCGCCGGTCACGACGGTGTTCGCTGCCGAGAGTTCGCTGCCGGACGCATAGCCGCCCGCGGTGTTCTTGGCGCAGCCCCCGGCCGACCCGCCGCCGGGAAGAGTGTTCAGGAACTTGACCGCGTAGGTGCCAGTTGCAGGGACGATGAAGGCGAACGGCAGGACGAAATCAGTCTCCTTGCCCATCTGCGGCACAGCCACGTTCGCGAGCGCAGCGCCCGTCGCGACCCCTGCGGCTGTCGCGTACAGAGCGGCGGAACAGGCACCCAGTCCGCCACCCGCTCCCGCCTTCAGCGTCACGGAGACGAGCTGATGCCCGGCAGTGAGCGGGAACGTCTCGTAGCCGCTGTTCGCCGCCGTGTCGGCGTCCCACGTCAGCTGCGAGATGGCCACGGCAGGGTCCGTCCAGCCGCTCGCCGCTATCTCGGCCAGGGCGACGGGGCCTTCCGGGTACGCGAGCGGCGAGACGATGACGACGGTCACGACCTGCGGGCCTTTGAGATTCAGCGACCGGAACACGACGTCCTCGACGTAATAGGGCATGGAGCCGAGGGCAGATGAGACGGTGCGCTCGACGCCGGGAAAGAACGCGGCGGCGATGGCAGCACGAGTGGACACGCGGAAGTAGAGCGGCACAGCCATGCGGCGAGCCTTCGCGCGCGCCGTCCCGATGCTCGCTCCGCCGAGGACCGCGTTCTCGCTCACGGGCAGCTCGACGGCGGGGTAGGTGAGGCCCGTGTGGTCTGGGAGCAGCCGCACGTCGCCGGTCGTGCGCGCGTAGGCGATGAAGCCGTTGCTGAAGTCGAGGTAGGAGGCGCTCATCGGTACAGCCCTCTCTCCAGCTCGACCTCGGCGCGAATCATCTCGGAGTGCGTGCGCACGGGCGCATACCAGTTATTGACGATGTTCGGTGCCGAGCGCTCGATCACGGCAGCACCGGACGCGCTCGCAGGCCGTGCCACGCCACTGGCACCGGCCAGCGACGCGGATGCCGTGGCGAGCATCGGCCCGGGCAGAGTGAGGCCGCTGAGGCCCTCATACGCCCGCCGGATGACCTCGACGCCGGCGAGGATGTTGTCCACGAGCGAGGGCGAGTGCCGCATGAACGGGTTGAGTGTGGCGAGCTTATCCTTGACTGCGTCAATGGGAGCGGTGACCTTCGCGAGCAGGTCCTTGATGACGGCGAGCACCTTGTCGCGCATGTCGGAGAACCAGCCGCCGATATCCTTCACGACCTTGAACGCGTTCGTGATGACCATGCCGATGGTCGTACCCTTCATCATGTCCACGAAGCCGCTGAACACGATCTTGATGCCGTCCCAGGCCGCGCCCCAGTCGCCGCGGATGACCGCCATCACGGTCTTGATGACGCCCGCGATCACCTGCATCGCGCCGCCGACCAGGTTCGAGATCATGGTCATGACCGGCTCAATCGCCTTCTGGATGGCGGGCCAGTTCTCACGGACGAAATCCACGATGGCCGTGACGGTCGGGATGATGTCCGCGGCCATGTCACCGAACGCCGTCTTGATCTTGTCCACGGTCGGGCCGATGAACTGGTCGAACCATGCCTTGATCTGTGGGGCCGTGTTCGCGCTGAAGTCATCGACCGACGTCTTCAGCTGCAGGAGCTGCGCGAGGATCTCCGGCGGGATGAAGGAGGTGATGCCCGGCCCGCCGCTTCTGAACATATCGAGGAAGCCCTGGACGTCGGGTAGCACGTCGCTGAACCACTCGCCGAACTGGGCCATAGCGCTCTGCTTGACCTGGTCGAGGGTATCGCCGAACTTGTCCAGGCCTGCGACGGCCTCGTTGCTCATCACGGCGCCGTTGTCGCGCGCCTCCTGGGAGAGCGCGGCGATACCGTCGGCCCCGAGCTTTATCAACGGATTCAGCTCCTGGGCACCCCTGGCGAAGAGCGCCATAGACAGCGCGTCGCGCTCGGTCTCGTTTCCCATGCCGCTGAGTGCGGTGAACGCCTCGCCCATGACCGTCTTCGCGTCGCGGAGGTTCCCGTTGGAATCGACGACCGAGATGCCGAGCGCCTTGAACGCCTCGGCCTGCACTCCGGTCCCGTCCTTGGACGCAAACATCGCCTTCGTCAGCTTCGCCTGCGCGCCCGCAATCATGTCGAGTTCTACGCCTACGTCCGCGCCGATGTACTGGAGCTCCTGGAGCCTCTCCGCCGTGAGACCGGTCTTGTCGGCGAGCACCTGCAGGTTGTCCGCGTTCTCGAGGATCTTCTGGCCGAACGCGACCATACCGGTGACGATGGCCGACGCGGCGATCGCGGCGCCGATACCCTTGATCCCGGACTTGAGGGAGTCGAACTTCCCCCCGCTCGCCTTCGCCTTGTCCGCGGCTTTGTCGACATGGTCTCCGAGGTTCTTGGCCGCGGTACCGGCGCCCTTCTGTGCAGACTCCACGTCCTTGAGCTGGCCCTCGAACGTATCCAGCTTGCTCTCGGTCATGGTCAGGTCGCGCTGGAAGGCGCGGTACTGCCCGGCGTCGATCTCCCCAGACTTGTACATCGACTCGACGCGCTCTTGTGCCTGCCGCAGGGCATCGAGACGCTCGCGTGTGGCGGCTATCTTGTCGCCGAGGAGGCCCTGCTTCTGAGAGAGGAGCACGGTGTTGGACGGGTCGAACTTCAGGCCGCGTTCGATCTGTCCGAGCTCCTTGTTGATGGTGTTAGCGCGCTTGCCCAGGTCGGTGAGCGCGGCGTCCAAGCCTCGCGTCTCACCGCCGAGCTCTACGGTCAGTCCCTTGACGTTGTCTGCCACGGTGGCTCCTAGCCCAGCAAGCGGTCGATGTCCTCCTGCGTTGCCTCCCGGTCGCCGTCCTCGTCATCGCCGACCCACATCTCGATCACGGTGATGTAGTCGTCGAGCGACAGCATGTTCAGTTCGTCGAGCGAAAGGCCTATACGCTTCGCCGTGATGAACGCTCCCAGGTACGGATCGTCGTCATACCTTGTCGAGCCGCGGTGTTTCCGTAGGCTTGGCGGTCGCGGCTCCACGAAAGAAGGCGCGCTTCGCCTCCTCGACCACCGGCTTCCACAAGGCCTGGTCGCCGAAGTCCATGAGCGACTCCTCGTGCTGCGACAGCCATATTCCGAAGCCGGGCAGGCTGTTCGGCGGGGTCTTGGCCGTCTGCGCCATAGCCCAGAGCACCTGCTGCAAAAGCAGCAGGCTGTTCTCGACCATCACCTCGATGAGGTCCCCGACGATGTCCGCCCGGATGCGCTGGCCGCTTTTGGCGTCCACCCTGCTGAACGCGTCCCGGTAGACGATCGCCGTCAGCATGGAGCCATGGATCCTGACCGGTTCGCCGTCGAGCATCACTTCCCGCATACCGCGCTCCTTCCGATGTCTGACACCTGAAGCATGCCGCGGCGGTCACTAAGAAGGGCCGCCCCGAGGGAGCGGCCCTTCTTAGTGACCGCCGCGGCTAAGAGACTGCGGACGACGGCTCGAGTACCGCGCCGAAGAACGCATCGTAGACGGTGGCGTTGGCGACGCTCCGCTCGATGACGCCCTTGACCACGTACTGCTCGTCGATCTCGATCGGGGTGATGGTGATCGGCAGGGTCGTGGTCTTCGCCTCAGTGGTCGCGCCCTTGGTGGTGTGCTCCACGGTCGGACGGCCAGCGGTGCACTTGTAGTAGACGAAGCGCCGGTTCGCCGCATCGCCCTTGAACTGACCGAGCAGCGCGAACGGCTTGACCACTCCGTCCACGACCTCGACGAGCATCCCGTTGTCGTCGACATCCCAGCCGAGCATCTCGGCGAGAACGGTATCGGGGATGAGCGCGACCTCGAGAGTGCCCTTATAGCCGTTGTTCGATGTCACGGTGTGATACGCGACGTCGTCCGCGTAGAAGATGGTCGCCTCACCCTCTGGGGTGGCGGTGAGAGCGACAGCGCCGGGGAGCGCGACAGGAGTGGCGAAGACCCCCGTCGACTCCGTAAGGAACGCCACGTACGCGCTCGACAGACCGAAGATGACCTTGTTCGCCATGCCCTCACTCCTTAGACTCGGACGCTGTAGATGACCTCGTGCAGCTCTTGACTCTCGATGTACGTCTCACTCTTGGACCATACGGTCCCGGTCACTCGCAGTTGCGCCTCGAGCGCCGCCTCTGCGACCGGGTCCTTGTCGACGCTGTAGAGCTCGATGTCGTAGTCGGAGAGTTCGAAGTAGTTGGCGTCGTCGGCGATCAGGTCCGCCGAGACGATGAAGAGGAAGCAGATGTACGGCGGCTCCTGCTCTTCCTTAAACTGGCGATAGGCCACGGGATACCCGGTCAGCTTGAGGGCGGCCAGGAGCTGGGCGGCGGTCACAGCGGGCCTCCGTTCTTGACGACGCGCTTGATGCGGTCGAGGAGCTCGGGCAGCCGGCGGTCGCAGACGGGCGCGATGTGCGGGTGGCCGGCCACGCGCCCGACGCCTCCGCGCTTCACGTGCCCCTTCTCGAGCAGGTGCGTCAGCTGCCAGTCAGTCTTGTTGTGGACGATGCGCCGGGTGCGCCCTGGCGAGTCGGCCTTCTTGACCTTCCAGCCCTTGCGGTAGTCCCCGGTCTTCTCGGGCGATCCGTCGGCTATCTCGTCCCTGACGACATCTGCCATCTCGTCGACCTCGATCACCACGCCGCGGGCGACCTCGTCGGTGTACTCCTGCATCGCCGAGAGGATAGCCGTGCCGAGAGCCGATGCCTTCACCCGCGTGGTGCTCCTAGGCATTGGCGGCCTTCCGTCCGAGCGTGAGCATGGTCCATTCGCCTTTGCGTGCCACGCGGATCACGTCGTACTCGACGCCGCCCACCCGGGCCTTCGTCTCGTCCAGGTAGTCGCAGGCGTGGAGCTGGTACTGGCGCTCGGGCCTGAGCTGCTGCTGACCGGCCTCGTAGAACTCGCCCATCGAGAGGGTGAACTCGTTCGCGTAGACGGAGCGGTAGACCGGGCTCTCGACCTGCTGCCCGATCGCGTCCTCGGTGTAGGTCAGCGCGACCAGTTCGATAACGGCGTCGAACCTCATCGCACCGTCACCGCCGCGGCCACAACAGTCGTCCCGGCGAGGGTGCCGAACGTGACCACCAGGCCGTCGATGCCCGCCGCCTGCGCGATGAGCAGCGCACCGCCTGCGCCCGCGCCTTCGACGGTGAGCCAGGAGTCCTCGGCTATCGCCGTCGCGGAACTCACCGTGAGCGCGTAGGTCCCGGCCGTGATGGATCCCGTGATGCCCACGGCGGACGGGTGCCGGTACTCGGCCGAGAGCGCGAGGTGCACCTTGAGCGACTCATAGGCGGCCATGTAGCGGTCGGCATCCGGGTTGTCCATGCCGAACGCTGCCTTCGAGTAGGTGACGATCGCCCGCTTCACGAGCGCGTCCGGGTCGGTCGCGTCCACGCAGACCGCTGAGACGCCAGCGGTCTTGAGGTCGGAGCGCGCCGCCTCGATGAGATCCTGGATCTCATCGTCATAGGCCGTGCTCGTGATGCGGAGCGCCAGCCTGACCGCGGCCAGGAGAGTCCTGGTGAGGTCGGTCTGCGGAGTCCAGCTCATGCCACCACCACTCCCGTCAGTATCGCGGTTTCCTTACCTGCAAGCCTGCCCACGAGCGTGTACGCCGCGCCGTCCGGCAGGTCGATGTACCAGCTGCCGTTGGATGCCACGGTGACGTTCGGCACCAGCGGCGCGGCGTAGGTCGTGTCGGCGGCGGCGTAGGCGTCGATGACTGTGCCGGCGAGCAGCGTGCCGTAGGTGGCACTCGTCACGCGCGTGTAGCCTGCGGGCGCGACTTCGTCCGCATTGACCGCCGCGATGATCTCCGCCTTGTCGCTCGTGGCGTCGGTACGCGTCAGCGGGTCGTAGGCCGTGAGCGCGGCGGCGGCTGCACCCTGGATGGCAGTCGCATCGGGAGCGGCGGCGGGGATGAGGGCACCGTATACGTCCAGCGCCGACCGCACGTCATCGACAGCGTCTTGGACATCGGCGATGTCACCGACCGCGGCGGTCGCGTCGGCACAGGTCATCGTGTCGCCAGCTATTGCTGGTGCCGTCGCGCCGTCCACGAAGGCGTTGTTGAGCACGGCTGCACGACAGGTGACCTTAGGCCCCTTCCACGGGTAGATGCCCGTGGCGGTACCGGTTATCCAGCCGGTGCCCTCTGTGTCGTTGCTCGCGTGGTCGCCACCCGAGGCGGGAATCTCGATGCCGTAGTGCCCGATGTCCGCGATAGGCTCGCTGATGTCGTGGATGCCAGCCGTGGTCGGGTGTATCTCCGTGATGGTGTAGACACCCGCCGTGGTGAGGAAGTGCCAGTAGACCTTGATGCCCGCCGAGTTGTAGACGAGCGCCGTCTCGATGGTCTTGAAGTCGGTATCGTCCACGAGCGGCATATCGTTCAGCGGCACGACGATGCTGGTGTCCACATCTACGCAGAGGTCGGACATGGTGCCTCCTTACTGGTTGGCGAGCAGGTAGTAGACGGGCAGCACAGCCGAGGAACCTTCTGTGTAGGCTACCGTCAGCTTCGGACGCTGGGCAGCCGTCGGCCAATCGGACGAGTAGTACGAGTGATAGGTGGCGTCATCTTGCCAACCTACCATGCCGTTGTTGGCGAAACTCCCGCTGACCCAACCCTGCACCTTTGCCGCGTCCAGTGGGATGTCAACCCATACGCCCGTGCCCGTCCCGACACTCGCGCTGCCCAGTTCGTCGGCCTCGCGGTCGCTGTCCGTGTTGTCACAACCCGCCGTCCCCCAGGCGACTCCGGTCTGGGCGTTGTTCCAGCAACAGTTGCCCGCAGCGCCGGACTGTGTTCCCTCATCCCAAGCCCGCCGCACGCGGAATAGCCGCAACGTAGTAGCCGCCCCACTGACATAAAAGCAGTATAGACTCAGCACCGCAGAGGTCACCGTGGCGCTTGCGGGAATGGGCAACAAATCGAACTGCAACAGTGCCCGGCGAGCGGATGCTAGACCGAATGGGATACTAGTACCGACACCGTAATTGTAGGTCGGCACGGCCTTTATGATTTGAGCATCTTTCCCGGCTGCTGCGTCAGGTTGCAGGACCAGCGGGCTAGCCATCGGTGCCACCTATGCAGATGCCGAGTGCCATGCGCGGCCTCCTTCGAGGTCAAGTGTGCGGGGGAAGTCACCGGCAGCCATCGGGATAGCCCCAACGCTGCCGGTACGCGCCACCACTCCCGCCTACGTGTGTTCGCGCGGAGGGTGCGCAAGGGCAGAAGCGCTCGGCGAGGGTCACCGGATGCGCGGGTCCGTGAGCTGCCCGGCGGCCTTGAGCGCAAGCGCCGCCTCCCGGTCGACGCGCATGCCCTTCGGATAACGCTTGCCGCCGAGCTCGCAGTCGTGCGCCAACGGCACCGGGAAGCGCATCGATCCGGGCGGGAGCGGTGGGGGTGGCGGGCAATACCTGCCACCGAGCTCGTACGGGGACGGCTTCGCGAACGCCCCCTCGAGCAGCGGGCGCACGCGGTCGAAACACTTGCCGACCGAGGACAAGAACGCTGTGTTCGCCGGGACCGGGCAGCGCTTGTCGAAGACCTTGACGTCGGAACATCGCAGCGCATCGCTGAACGCGAGCGCGCCGTAGACGCTCCGCTTGTGCGCCCCTTCCAATCCCGCCGCCTTCACGAGCTCGATCGCGTCGAGCATCGCCGCCTTGTGGACCAGCAGAGGCGCGTGCATCTCGTAGGACAGCGGCTCCGTGAAGCCGAGGGCCTCGAGCAGGTCGCGCGTGGCGCCCATCTCCACGACATACCCTGACCCGCGGTTGGCGCGGCGCTCGGCATGGAAGCGGTCGATGGTCTCGCTGATGGTCCCGAGGCACATGACAGGGACGACATCGGTCGCGCGCATCACGTAGAAGTCGTCGTTCATGAGGAGGAACGGGTCGGACACGCCCGGGTGCTCGCACGCGGCACGAAGCCCTGCCGTCGTGTTCTCGAAGCGGGTGCCGCTTTGCGCGAACGGGACGTGCTCGACGTTACATGCCCAGTCCGGTTTGCCGCCGAAGACCCACACGCGCCCGTGAGGCAGGTTGGCCTCGATCGAGCGCAGGGAGTAGCGCAGTTCGATGTTGTCCGCTGCATCCTTGCAGACGTAGACGAGGTCGGGGGAGTCGCCGCTGACACGCGGCATCGCCTCATACATGGCGATCGCCAGGATCTCGCTCTTGTCGGCCCCGTGCGTCTGCGTCGCTGTGATCTGCTGACCATGACGGCGGAAGGCGAGGAACGGTTCCCCGTCGTGAGCGAGCGCCGGCCGCGCCTTGATCCAGTCCAGCGCTGTGCGGTAGTCGGATGGCAGCCCGGGCGTCTCGAAGCGCCGCCACCTCTTCCCTGCGAGGAACGACGTACGCCACACACCGCCCCACGGGAACGGCATCTGGTAGGAGTGTTTGTCCACCGCCTGCGACACGAACCGCTGCCAGCAGACGTCGGGATCGAGCGGCCAAGACGGGTAGCGCCAGTGGCGTTTCTCGACGCCGTCAGCGTCCACGACGCGGATATCCCCGAACGTGTAGTCGACGCCGTTCGTGGGCGGGCGCCGCAGGAGATAGTTGTCCGCGTCGAGGTAGACGAGATGAGTGGAGGTCGCCTGCTTGATGCCGAGGTTGCTGCCCCACACGGGACCCCCGCTCGCATCGTCACGGTGCATCACGCGGATCCGGCCGCCGTAAGAGGCGAGCACCTGCATGCTGTCGTCAGTGCTGCCGTCGTCGTAGACCAGCACCTCGTCGCAGAACTCGAGCGCGGAGTCGATGCAGCGCGGGAGGTATCTGGCGTAGTCGTGGGACGTGACGACGGCGGTGAGGCTCATGCGTCCTTCTCGCCTTCCTTGAGGTGGTAGACGATGGAGTCCCGCGCCGTCACGTGCTCCACGCCGCGGTCTTTCAGCCGGTCGAAGAACGCCTCATCGCCGTAGCGCGCCACCTCGCCGAAGGATGCCCCTGCGATGTTGCCGCATGGATAGAGCCCCGCGTCGATCGCGGTCGCGCGGTGCACGAGCGCGGGCATGTAGACGACGCCTTTCCCGAGTCCGGCCGTGGCGATGGACTCGGCGAAAGCGAGGAATCCCGGCTCATCGAAGTCATCCACTGTGCCGCCGAACTCGCCCTGCACGGCACCCGGGAACACGTCATGCACGGGATGCGCCCGCTCGACGAGCGTAGACGTGACGACGCGCAGGGGGTCGGCGTATCTCGTCAGGTTCTCGAGCCAGCCAGGAGAGAAGTAGTTGTCCGAGTTCACGAGGCAGACGTACTCACCGCGCGCATGCTCGATCCCGGCGTTGTAGCCCGCGTAGACACGAGCCATGTACTCAGGTTTCGCGTAACCGAGGCGGAACAGCGTCTCATCGTCCAGGCGCATGTGCGTCTTCACGATGAACGGATAGCCGCGCATCTCTAGATGCGCTACAAGCTCCGGTATCGGGTCGTTGGCGACGAAGAAGAACTCAGCCGCGCCAGTCGCAATCATCGGCGTGTGCCTCAGCAGGGAACCGTAGAAGGCGTCGGCCATCTTCGGTGAACGATAGATAAGCGAAACAATGGAGATCACCAGGTCACTCCCCTCTCGGACAGATAAGCACCCCAGTCACTCTTGACCGCGTGACGGCTCCACCCTCGGCTGAGAACGTCGTCGCGGGGATGCTCGGATGGGACGAACTCCTTGCCCGTGTCCCCGATGAGCCGCATGGGGATGTCGCACGCCATCGCCTCCCACTCGGCCATGAAGAACGGACGCAGGAGCGACGTGGACAAGAAGAAATCGCCCGCGCTCATCAGCTCGGCGATGACCTCTTGCGATGCGTGGACGTGCGTGGCGCACGGCACAGCCTCCGCCTGCGTCTTGCAGATGACGACCCAGAAGACGTCGGGATGCTCGGCTGCGTAGGACTGCAGGAGCGCGTAACCCTTCATCGGGTGCGCGGTGCCGACCCAGACGCCTATCTCACGGTCGAGCGGCAGTCCATGCTTGGCACGAAGAGCGGCCTTGTCCCCGAGTGGCTGGAACAGGTCGGTGTCCACGCCGATGGGGATGATGTCCACGCTGCCGTGACGGGCGTACTCGGCGACGGAGAGTTCGGAGGCGACGGTGCGGTAGGTGGCACCAGCGGCGCACTCGTGCACCTTCGCTATCTTCGCGTCCCACTCGGACAAGCCGAAGCGGTCACGCATCGCCGGGTAGAGTTCCCAACAGAGCGCGACCTGCTTACCGGGGATGGGCAGGTGCCCGAGCGTCGAGTAGCGCAGAACGATGTCGCAATCATCCAGGTGGCCGGGAACGTCGAAGGACGATGACGGGAACTCGCGTGCGAACCACGTCCAGAACGTGTCTTCGCCGAGGCCCGACTTAATCTCAGGATTGAGGTAGATCACGGTGCGGTCATCGGCTCCATGCCGCCTCTCCGCGTACCAGGGCGTCTGGGATCGCGCCGGTGAACGTGCGCCAGTTCGCGGGCGTCATCGTGCGCGAGGCCTCAATAGAGGGCCGCCAGCCACCGTACCAATGCAGCCCCACGCACCGACGAGGCAGAGGCATGTCCATCTGCATCGGTGAGAGCGGATGGACCCACCACATGGGGATGTTCGCGACACCGAGGCCAGCGAGCGTGTCGCGCCCCTTCGCGTTGTTGGCGTGGCCGATACTGTGACCGAACGCGACCTCGTACATGACCGCGACGCCGATGGACTGATAGACCGCTGTGTCTACTCGCTCGAGCGCGAGATCGCGCACCCGCGCGAACACGCCGCCGGGAGCGCCCGACATCACACCCATCTTGAGGATGCCGTTATCGCACGACACCGCATCGCCGCCGATGAACGGGAACGGCCGGGTCCAGACGATGTCCATATCCGCGAAGAGACCGCCGGCCGCCAGGATCTCCCACCGGCAGAGATCGCACGCCTGCTGTGGTGGCAACGGGACCAGCGGTTCGTAGGTCACGTGCTCGACGCCGAGGACGTCCAGGTGGGTACGCCAGTCCAGGCCGTCGTAGCCTTCGTCGCCCTCGCTTGTCGCCCATGTCGCACGCGATGTGACCGCGCCGGAGTGGAGCACGATACGGGTGCCGGGATTGAACGTGCGGAAGGTCTTGAGCGTCATGTAGCGGAGCCAGGACATGGGCGAGTCGCCCCAGTAGAAGTGCATCGCCACGTTGCTGCTCACGTCTTCGCCCCCTCATACAGCGGGGCGGCTACGTCTCCGTAACCGCCCCGCCCGTACATCGCTGACTAGCTGACAGCGGTGATGGTAGCCTTCGCCCATGCGCGGCTGTCGCCGAGGCGAGCCTCGAACAGCGCGTAGCCGCCGTAGGTGATGGCGCGGGTCTTGACGTCGATGTCGGAGAGGACGTTCGGCGCCTGGAACATGTTGGCCTTGATGGTCGCCGGGTAACCGACGAAGATCACGCCATCTGCCAGCGTCTCGTCCAGCTTGACGACCGTGCCGTAGATCCGGCCTTGGACGGTGGGGTCATCGGTCACGCTCGACTCGATGAACTTCTCCTTGCCGTTCTCGTCCACGACTCCGGCGATGTACGTCCAGATCGTGAAGTTGTTGGCGTACACGACCCGCTGGCCGCGGCCGCCCTTGAGAAGGGCGAAGAGCCCGCGCACGTCCGCGGCGAGGAGGTCCGTCAGGTCCTCGTTCTTGTTCGCGTCGAGCATGTCGTCGTCGATGGTGTCGAACACGAGGACGTTCATCAGCTCGCCCATCTCGCGGGAGAGCTCAGTGATGAGCCAGGCCTCGAAGCCGTCGATCGACTCGATGCGCATCTTCGCGCCGATGACCACGGAGCCGCGGATCTCGACGCCGGTCATGGTCACGGCCGCGAACGTGATCTCTTTGTCCTCGGCGTTGGCGGTGTTCTCGTTCGTGACGGCGACTGCGCCCTTCACGACCGGCCCCGCCTGGAGGAACTCGACGACGTTCGTGAACGAGGTGGGGCTGAGGTCACCAAGCAGCGCGTACTGCTTGGCGATCAGGTCGACGATGCCGAGCGAGACGCCAGACGGGATGGCGTCGGGCGTGGTCGCCGTGGTGTAGGTGAACGCCCGCTGCTCGATCTCGGTCAGCTCACCGAGGCGCCACTCGCCGGTCTTCGGGTTGTGGGCCAGGTTCTTGAGCCACGCCGAACGGAACTCCGGGGAGCTCGCGTCGAACGTGCGCTGCTCCGGCCTCTCGGGCGTCGGGAACTGGCGGATGACGGTGCCTTCTCCGCCGGCGACACGCGCGACGAGGTTCGCACGCTGGAGGGCCGCAGCGTTCAGCCGCGTACGCTCATCGGTCAGCGTGTCGACCTCGCCCTGGAGCGCGTCCAGGTCGGCGTCGGACGTCTCGAGCAGTCCGCGGATCTCGGCGAGGCGGGCCTCGATCTCCTGCATTCTGTTCATGTGGAGCCTCCTACATCTTCGTCAGGACTTGCAGGGCTCGTGCTCTGCGCGCTCGCGACTCCCGCTTCTCCGCCTCGATCACTCCGTCGACGTAGGAACGCGCGCTGATCTCCGTTGCGTCGTTGGCCGGGAGAGAGACCGCTGCCGCGTCGTAGACCTTCTTCACCTTCACGATGGTCCGCGTGTCACTCTCGTAGTCGTAGTCGTCCTCGGAGACGGTGAACGCCCAGGACATCTTCGTGACGAGGCCGTTGGTGATCTCCTCGTAGAGCTGCCGCCCGGCCTCGCTGCCGGAGAGGTCTGCACCTACGAGCAGACCGTGATCGTCGAGCACGAGGACGAGTGTGTTGTTGCTGGTGCGCGCGAGCACTCGGCCCTCGTGGTCGTACTGGAAGATGACATCCGACACGTCCGCGGCGTCGAGCGCGTGACGGTCGATCTGCTCTTTGTACTCGCCCCACAGCACGTAGGGCTGGTCGAAGGTCGTCGCGTAGCCCTCGACGTAATACTCGCTCTCGATCAGCTTCGCGGCACCAGCGACGACCGGCGCCATGAGCGCCATCGCACGGTACTCACGCTCGCCCAGTTTCAGCGGCATGCTACTGCGCTCCTTCTGTCGGTTCGGCCGGCGCGGGCGCGCCCGGCTGCAGGTAGGTCCGCGCGGCGTCGACCGTGTGCGTCGGCAGGTTCGCGGTGTCGATGTACTCGCCGCGGATAACCCAGCGCTCCGGCACGTCGGTGCCGTCCGGGTCCCTCGGCCTGGGAAGGTTCCACAGATCACACGCCTGCCAGTTCGACATGAGGCCACGGTCAACGAGGTTCTGCGTCACTGCGACCTTCGAGGGGATCGAGACGTACTGCAGCCGGTTCGAGCTGAAGGTGACCTCGTTACCGAAGGCGCGCTCGCGCTCGGTGAAGAACATGTTCGTCATCACGAGACTGAGCTGCAGGGCGAACGCCTCGACCTTGCCCTCGTAGTACGCGTTCCAGGCGTCCTCGTCGAAGTCGTTCTGCAGGATCTTCTCGCTCACGCCGAAGTAGTCGAAGACGTTGGCCTGGATCTGCCCCATCTCGTCGGCACCGATCAGCCACGGCTTGCTCTCGATCTGCTTGATGTCAGCGTACTTGGAGTCGATCAGCATGAGCCCGGAGGTGTTCTCAGCAGCAAGGTTGTCCGCCGCGAAACGATCGCGCTCGGCCTTGATATCCTCAGGGCGCAGCGTCTGCGCCAGGCGGCCGATGAAGCGGATCGCCGCCGAGGTCTTGACGCCCTCGCTCATGCCCTGCCGCTGGACATCAAGCAGATCGAGCGTCGGGTCGAGGGCCGCATTCCCGCTGCCGAAGAAGTCATCGGCCCGCTGGAACTTCGTCAGCACGCCCACGCGAGTGAACTCGATCGCCCCGATCTGTCCGCTGCTGAACGTGTACCGCAGCCACACCTCACCCCCGAGCTCGGTGATCTCGGTCCTCGAGGGCAGGATCGGGAAGACGCCGTTCGGGTTCCCGAACTCGTCGGTGACCGGCACGAGGAACGCGGTCGTGTCGGTCTCGAGGATGGTGGCGAGCCGGTAGAGAAGCTTGGTCGTGTCCATCCAGGGGTTCGGCTGGTACTGGAGCCGTGTCTTGAGCCAGAGCTTCGCGTTCCCGGACACCTCGGGCTTGAGCTTGCTGCAGTGCGTGGCGAACGCATGGATCGCCGCGCGCGTGAGCTCCATCTCATAGACCCCGCCGGGACGCGAGGTGAAGACGGGCATATAGGCGTTCAACGTCTTGAAAAACGTCCCCGTGACGTCGGGTTGACGCGGCCTGAAGATCTTCTCGAAGAGGCCCATGCGGCTCCCTAGATCAGGTTGAGGTAGTCGTCGCGCCGGTCGGTCATGACGATGTAGGCGTTGGTGAGAGCGACCAGCCCGTCGATGCGCTTCCTGGGGTCCATTCCTTTCACAAGTTGGATATTGCTGTTGATGTCACTCCGCACCTGTGCGTTGGACATGCACCACATGTCGATCGGGTGGCTGTTGAAGACGAGGAGCTTCGATCGCAGGTCGGCCTTGAGCTCCTTCAGCGGGTCGCTCATCGTCCTCACGCCCTGCCGGATCGGAATCATCGAGGCCCGGCCGAACTCGCCCTCGAACTTCGCCAGGAACGAGTCATCGATGTGCCAGGGGTCGTAGCCGATGAAGAGAACGTAGAGGTCTTCCTCGTACTTGAGCTCCTTGAACCAGTCGAAGATGACCCCCTTGTTGACCTTGCTCCCCGGGCAGGTGCGCAGGAGTCCGCGCCTCTCCCACTGGAGATAAGGCACGTCGTCGCGCTCGCGCCGGCTGCCGCTCGCCGCGTCCTTCTCGAGCACGCTCGAAGGGAGCCAGTACATCGACCGGATGTAGATCTTCGGATCGATCTCGCCGCTGGGCAGGCGGCGCATGCACAACGCCTTGGCCGCGTTGAGGTCGATGGAGTCCGCGGCGTCGAAGCCGCCGATGCCGTAGCGGAACCTCATCTCCTTGAAGTCGTAGGTGACCGGACGTATGGCGCCCGGCTTGTCCGGGTCTGGCTCGGTGTTCTCGATATCGCCCCACGAGAGCCACGCCGAGGCGGTGTTCTCGATCATGTTGAAGTCCTTGACCATGACGGTCGGCTTGTACGCCGGGTCGTCCTTCGCCTTCGCGACGGACTGACGCAAGAAGTCGATGCTCTTGATCGTGCCGAGTCCGGGGTTCGCCTTGATCCAGCAGTCCTCGCGGTCCCACTCGTCGCGGTCGTCGAGCTCGTAGATGAACGGCAGGAAGTGGTCGTTCGGCTCGCCGAGCTTCCCGAACAGCAGGTCGCTCGCGTAGGCGTACTGGGCGTCAAAGATGTTGTCGCGGACGAAGCCGTTCGTGGTGATCTCCCAGAGCATCGGCTGGGAGCGGGCGGCGCCGGCCTGCTTGATGAGGTCATACAGGTCGCGGTTCTTGATCGCGGCGAGCTCGTCGATGATGCCGCAGGAGACGTCCAGCGAGTCGAGTGTGCTCGTGTTCGATGCCAGCGCCTTGATGGTGCCCATGTTGAGGTCGCAGTAGATGTCGTAGGCGCGCTTGCGGAAGTGCTTCCGGAGCGCCGCCGACTGGTGAAGCATCTTGAGGCAGTTGTCGGAGCCCTTCTTCGCCTGCTCGTACTTGGTCGCCACGAAGTACGTCTCGGGCGCGAACTCGTCGTCGTTCGCGGTTATGTCGAAGCTGAGACCGCCGGTCTCAGTCGTCTTGCCGTTCTTCCGCCCCTCGATGATCAGGACCTCGTTGTACTGCCGCAGGTCGTTGTCATCGACGAACCCGAACGCGGCCTCGAAGCGCGCCTTCTGGAAGAGCTCGAGGGTGAACGGCACGCCGCGGCGACCGGCCGGCAGATAGCAGAAGGTCTCGATGAAGCCGGTATGCCTCGCCGCGATCGCGGCGTCGAAGTGGTACTCGCCCGGGTTGTTGTATGCCTCGATCAGGCGCGCGGAGACGAGCTTCATCTTCTCGCATGCGACGATCCGCCCGTCGAGGATCCCGCCGAAATACTCTTCGAGCGCCTGGCTCATCGCCGCTCGACGAACGCCCTCACCGGGTCATGGTCGGGCGGCTCGGGTGTCGGGGGACGAAGATCGAGCAGCTGCTTCATCGCCGACAAGTAGCGCTGCATCATCGTGGCGTGCGCTTCGACCTCAGGGCTCTTCTTCATGCCCCACTGGTGCTCGCCGTTCTTGTACTCCGACGTGCAGCCCTGCTCGTTGATGACGGTCTCGAGGTCTTCGAGCGTGACGGTGAGGAAGGCCACGCGATCTACCAGCCTGTCGACCGTGGTCAGCGTATCTTTGCCGACGTCCTTGAACTGCCGGCGAAGTCGCATCTTCTCCCGCTTGATCCGGCCCTCTACCGTCATGTCGACCATGCTCGCGAACCTCCTTCCGGCCGGCGGGACTACACCCCCCTCACGTGCGCGCCGTGCGTCAGAATCAACC